GTCTTCAAGGCGTCGGCATCTGCTTTGGTTGTGTCTTTAATCCTCACTATGTAGCCATTTACAATATCAACAGATAAGTCATCCATTGCTCCTGGTGAGTAAGCGTAATAGTTAGATTTGACATTTCCATCCGTTGGATATATTGAATACTGTGTGCTTGTAATTGCATTGGTACAGTAAAACATTGAACCAAGCGCCCAGTTTTCCGTTCCGTTAAGGGTTACCTTGTTTATTTCCTTATGCACGTACCACTTATCCCCATTTTTATAAATGTAGTCTTGATAGTCACCTATCTTGTTGAGTTCAATAGGTGTTGTGCCGTATGGTGTATAGGTGTTAGCAACTGAACTCTTTTCTAATTGGATATTTTTGGCAAGTGCGTTCTTATCGCTTGACCATACACTCCTAAAATATGAAACTGTTTTTCCTGCCGTTGTGGTTGCCGTTACAAAGTGCTCTTCGGTGTCAGTAGTTGTCAGCGCGAGCAGTCTGTCGTTTGTGCCGTCTGTGTAAAACGTTTGTATTGCAATAATGTTTTCGGTAGTTACTTCGCTTTTGAATATAGCCTGAAAAGTCAGTCGCTCTGTGCTTTCAATGTTATAAATGAGCCTTGCTGAGCCAGTTCTAAAACGCAACCATTCCCCATCAACATAAACTTGTGAATTGTTGCTATCGGTGACGGCTTTTTCGTTGTTCCATAAGTTCTCAACTGGTAAATCAACTTCATAACTCTGCTCTGTATATGGTTCGTATGTTGTCCGTGATGTGCCTTTTTCTAATTGGATATAATACGTTCCGTTTATGGCTTCTGTGTATAGGTCATAAGTCCCGTCTGTTGAACTTGACCGCTGATACCTAACTAATACATATAAATTCCCATCTGCTCCCGTAGTGACTGTTCTGCTTTGGCTATTGTTAACGTTGTTTGCCGTACTACTTGAGCCGTTTAAGTAAAGGTTTGCTGACGCTCCCGTTTGTGGTGCATTTGTTGAAAGTGTGTACCGTGTGTTAGGTTGTAAAGTGAAGTTAAACCTATATATCCAAGCACTGAAAGTTGCCTTTTCTCCGTTTATGTTGAAAAGGTTTTTCCCCACTACCTTAACCTCATTATCCCCTCTAACGTTTACCACCTCTATTGGTGAGGTTGGTGTTGGTGTTCCGTCTTGAGTAGTATTACCTTTTAGGGTAATGTCTAAAGGCGTTGATATGGTTCCAAGGGATAGCGTGGTGTCGGTGGTGGTGGTTGAGGTTGGTGCGAGCGTGATGGTGTCGTTGGCGTTTAAATAGCGCTGAGGTTTGCAGTCGAACTGAATGGTTGCGCGCCCGTATCTGTTTAAACTTGAAACTATATACTCGATAGAGTTATAGCAGGAAGCCAGGCGGAACTCGTCCGGGTTGAATGTGTCAGTCAAGGTCTGATACTGTTTACTTTTCAGAAGCCAGTTCGCTATGCTGCGCGCGTTGACCCTGAACCCGTTAGTTATTCCCACGTCGTAAGACTGAATATAATTTTCATACCCGCCGTCTTCGAGCAATATGTCGCCGTTTCTTCCTGGAACGCTGACCTTTTCTACCTTACGGCTTGGCGCTCCATATATCTGCGTATTGTTAACAATGAGACCAAAGTCCCGGGTACTCTTCCCGTTATATGTGAAATGGTTCATTATTTCCACGTCCTTCCTTCGCTGGCAACCGCGAGCTGGAGCTGAGCCATCACGGCTTTTGCTGTCGCTTCTGGGTTGCTGGCTTCGTTGATCACGATATTATAGGTTGACCCGCTTCCTGCGAGTAAATTTTTCAGTTTGTTTTCACCCATGATGATTTCACGACCGCGTTCTCCGCCTGCCATGAACTGACCCTTGTTATTCATTCCAAATATGGTGGCGCCGTCGAGAACCATGCCGTCGTAGCCTTTCCGGTACCAGTCTATCCCGATGGAAGGCACCTGCCCTTTGAGAAGGTCTGAGATGCGCCAGCCACGTGGTGAAATGTACGGGTGAGGTAAAACAATTCTCGGCAGTTCGATTTTCGTTGAGAAAAGCGCCTTGATCCAGTCAATGGCGGTCTTTATCTTGTCTATGATCTGGCCGACTATGTCTATTAACCACTTGACGGCTTTTCCTATTTTCTCGACTGTCTCGCCGATTATCCGCCCGACTTTCCGCCAGTCGACGGAAGAAGCCCACTTTATAAACTTGTCGGTGATGTCTGCGACGACCGGAGCCAGAGCGACGGCTATCTGATTTTTAGCGGCGTCCATGGTATTTTTTACCATCTGAATGTTGTCATCAATTCCACCGAGCGCGCCGAGTGTCTCGTTGTCCAGAACGTAGCCCATGTCGTGGGCCTGCTGTCTGTACTGGTCGAGGGCTTCGGAACCTGCATCAATTAACGGGTTTAAGTCCTTGGCGCTTCTGCCGAATAAGTCCATTGACAGCGCGTCTCTTTCGGTCTGGTTTTCGACCTGCCCTAACTTGTCGACGGCTTCCAGGAACACTTCGTTCGCATCTCTGAGGGTTCCGTCGCTGTTGGTGACTTCTATTCCCAGACGGCTGAAAGCGTCGGCTGCTGAGCCGGTTCCGCCTTTAGCGCTGTCCATGTTATTTGTTAACTTGGTCAATGATCCGGTAATTGTTGAGACGTCGGTGTCTACCAGTTCGCTCATGTAAGCATATTCCTGGAGCGCGTCTGTTGATAACCCCGTGACGCTGGACTGTGTTAACAAGTTGTCGGCGAGTGTTACGGTGTCACCGATTAAGGCATCGTATGCGCCGGAAATGGCGCTCAGGCCCTTCTTGGCTAACTCTAAGCCCTGATTTAAACCGGTGAAGACTTTCGCCAGGTCTACCTTTGAGCCCTTCTGCCCGGCTTCCTCGATTTCGTTCCCGAGTTTGTCTGCGGAACTTGTCGCGCTTTCCTGCGCTCTGTTTGCTTCGTCGAGCTGGCCTTTATACCCGTTTAACTGGATGGTGGTCCGCTCGATTTCTCTTTTTAATGCTTTTTGCTGTTCGGTTAACTCTCCGCCTTCTCCTGTTGGAAGTGCTTCGAGCATCCTCTTTTCTTCCTCTAATTTTTGAGCCGTTAGAGTGATGGCTTCTTCGAGGTAACTCTGTTTTTGGCCGAGCAATTCCACGTTTGAAGGGTCAAGCTTTAACAGTTTATTGACGTCTTTCAAGTTTTTATCGACGCCACTTAACTGTTTACTAACTTCGTTAAACGCTTCCGTTAATTGTGTATAATCGGCGCCCAGTTCAATGGTGATACCTCTTATTTTCTTGTTGGCCATTGTTCCTCCTTAAAATCTATCAAAGTCCGCCTGCGTTGCTACTTCCGGATATTCCAGAGTGTCGTTGTCTGCTTCAATGAAAAGGTCCAGGATCATGCCATAGTTCATGCTCTCCAGGTCCTCGTCGTGAAGCCCTAATTGCAAACAACGCAACAAATAAACGGCGGTGTTATATTCTCTTTTAATTTCGCGGTGTTCCTTGTTAGGGAGTTGAGGTCGTTTCCTCTGAACCGCCCCAGACGCTCAATATAGCCCCCATGGAGCCGATTATATCGAACGGGCCGAACTGGTCGAGCCATTCCTCAAGGCTTCCCGTGTGGTCCGCGTGGGCTTGGTATGCCATTACATACCCTAAACGTTCCAGAACGCCGGTGTCAGTTTCTTCTGACAATTCGAAGCCCCCGGTCTCGGTCTGTTTAAGACTCATGCGGAACTTCTTCAAGTCTGCGAAGAACTCTTTTTTAAATATTTCTCTGTAAAGCTTCGGCGTGTTGCCTGATGCTTTCATCTGTACTTCTGTTTTTCCGATTTGGATTACTTCTATCACGTTAGGTCTCCTTTATCTACGAAAATAAAGGAAGGGTTTCCCCTTCCTCTTATAAAGTTGGCACGTATACAGCCGTGTTCCAGGCTTCGTACTGTGTAGTCTGTGAAGCAGGGCATGACCATTTGACCTTATGGTCTGACAGTCTTCCTCCTGCTGTAATAGGGATAGCAATTTCGCCCGGTGCGATGGTTGTGTCGCGTGTCTCTGAGCTGATGTCATGACGACCTGCAACGCATCTATAAAGCACGTGACGGGTGGCTGCTTCGTCGTCTTCGAACTGGTAAAGAAGAGCGAACGGTTTCGGCTGGTCTGTTAATGACTCACCGATTAAACCGTTGGTGTCTGTCTGTTCCCCATAGACGTCTTTTCTAAAGTCGTCGCTCAGGGTTGCCAGAGTCAGGGTGCCTTCGTAACCGTTGTTTAAACTGGAGCGCCAGTAGTCAGGGTTATTGTCTGCCGGAAAATTAACGTTTTCTGTCTGTGCTGTTAATGAGATACCGCGTGCGCCGATTAAGCGCTTCGGTGTGGCATAAGCCTCGGTGTATTCTCCGTTGGTGCCCATGGTCTCAGTAACTACGGCGTAATAAACGTTAGTTATTCCGTAAAAAATCTTAGGCATTTATTATGACCTCCGTTTCATAAATTGTCTGATACATTCTTTCCGAGTCGATATACTCGGTCTCTTTTGAATATGGAAAAGGCAGGAGCCGTTCGACGGCGTCCTCAATGTCAAAGTCTCTGTCTTCCGTGTATAACTCAATTCTCAGCGTTGCGACTTTTTTGTAGTTCATATTATCCGCGATCACGTCGTTACGGTTCGGGAAATAGTAAACCACGTAAGGAAGCGCAGGCGTCTTGTCTGTCGGGAACTGAAAATACGTCCACGGTAAACCAAACGACCGGATTAAATCTGCGATTTGCTGTCTTGTCATAGTTTCTCCTCCACTTCCTTGATGAGTAATTCCTGCGCGTACTCTTCGACGGCGTCAATGTGTCCGTCGCCTTTGTGTCTCTGACCGTTCCTCATTGTCCATCCATCATTGAGGATGTGGGTCAGGCGTGGCTTGTTACGGTTATAAACTGTAACCTCGACGCCCTTCCAGGTTTCCTCGACTCCGGTAACTGTCCAGCCTTTCCTATATCTCCCAGTAAGTAAAGGGCCGGAAGTTCTGAGCCTTTGGTTTGTCTTTTTGGAACTGTCGTCAACGGCTTCTTTCACACTCTCGCGTATTTCGTCGCCGTACTCTTTCAGGATCTCCGCGAGTTGCTGTTTAACGTCTTTCATATTCCCTTCTTGACTTCCGTGTAAAGGTCAATGATCTCGTTTCTGTCGACGTACGTCCTATAAATTGCGTACACGGTGTCTTCATAACGCAGGGTGGCTTCTCCTTGATAGTCAGGCGCGAACATTCTAAAACGGAGCGCAGGGTTCAGTCCTGCTCTTCCGCCTTCGTACCATTCCGACTGGCTGATGCTTGTCACGTCTGCGAAGACTTGGCGCTCTGTAGTGGCGTCTTCCCATATTCCTAAAGAGTTTTTAACTTTGTTATTGGCAATGAGATAAACGACCACGCTTCTGTCCATTAGTCAACCCCCCAGGAGGTGTAACCGGTAGCCATTGAAAGCTGAGCCTTCTGTTCGTCATAACTGCGCTTTAATCTGTCGTAGTTTTCAGGGTTTCCAAAGTTCATTTTTACGTAAGTTATAACGGCGGTTAACACTATGTCGTCCAGTTCTTCCGGAACAACCACGCCGGCAATTCCGAGATCCTTCTGGCCTGCCTTGATCAGTCGCTTCAATTCGTCGTTGAACGCGTCGGTCGTTATCCTGAGCGCCAGCTTTGTGGCTGTTAACAATGTGTCCATAATCTCACTCCTTTAAAAAGGCCCGGAAGCCCGGGCCGTTGTCTGTTTTTCTTACTTGACGATTTTAACGAATGCGTTTGGTGCTACGACGCCTAAGCCAACCATCAGTTTGCCAAAGACTTCGATAACGTCTTCGTTCTTTCTTGTCAGGTCGTCGAACTTATACTGAACTTCTTCGCTTTCGCCAGGGAATGTTGCTAAAGCGCCGACTCCGAAGTCACCAACGATAGCGTATGTCTTACCAGTTGCGGCTGCTGAGAATGCTGGAAGCTTGTCAGAATAAACAACGCGTAAACCTTCGAATGGGTCAGCATTGAACTGGCCTGCATACTGTGCGGCCTTGAAAGCGGACCATGATAAACGGTTCATAACAATAACCGGGTTTTCTGCTCTCTCTGATAAGTTGCCGAGTGCTTCTGCAACTGTACCGATGCTGATAGTGTTGGCTGTAATTGCAGGAACGCCTGGCTGGTTTGCACCTGAGGTTGCTGGTGAGTTCTGGATTTCGTCTAACAGTTCGCCGACTGCTGTCTTAACAATTCTATAAGCCAGTTCATCGTAAACGTAACGAATGAAGGCTTCTCCGCGAAGTTCGTATGCTTCATCTGTGATTGGCAGGACCTTCTTAACGTTGTGCTGAATGATGGTCTTTAAACCGATAGCCAGGTCTTCTGGTGTGATGGCTTCGCCGCCTTCTGTATGAACGATAGCATCAGTTCCGCTGATTTCATAGTTGGCCTTGAAGTTGCCATTTACGTTGAACAGTTTACGAACTAAGCCCAGGATCTGGTCGTTGTTCCATGCTGTGTGGATGATTTCGTCGACGAAGTCAGGAACAGCAATAGTTCCGCCTGCGTTTTCAGTCTTTAACAGTTCGCGGCATTCTCTGAAATCGCCACTCTTTAAGCCTTCGGCGTATGCGTTGATATATTCTTTTGAATTTCTTAAGGTCTTGATATCCATAGTGTGTCTTATTTCCTCCTTTTCTATGGTTTCAATGACAGCGCTTTTCTCTACTTCTGCGAGCTGAGCCTTGCGCTGTTCGACTTCCTGCATGATCTCGGCTTTTCTTGTCTCCAGTTCGGCGACTTCCTTTTCGATAGCGTCGAGGTCTGCGTTCTCGTCTTTCATGGTTTCTTTCAATACGGCGGTTCTCTCTTCGATTTCTGCCATATTCATTTCTTTAATTTCCATTGTTGAGCTCCTCTCTGATCAATGCGTTTAAGCGTTTCTCGATTTCCTGCTTCTTTACTTCGCGGGCTTCTGCCTGCTGTTTCTCAATTTGCGCCTGGAGTCTGTCCTTCTCCAGCTTTTCCACGCTTCTGCCTGGCTCTCCGCTTCTGGCGCTGATTTCTGTGTAGTAATTTGCCGGAATGCTTACGGCTGAGACGTCATAAAGACGGCCGATTTTCTTTATGCTTCTCAGATATACTTGAACGCCGTCCACTTTCCCTTTGTCTTCGATTTCGTCGTCTGTGACTGTAAATCCCATGCTCATTTGGGAAATGAACCCGCCCTTGATTTCTTCATACAGCTCACGCGCTCCGGATGTTTTGCTCAGGTCTGCCCTGATTTCCAGGCCGTGTGCGTTGTCTGCGTTCAGTGCCAGGGTGTCGTTTGTGGTTCTTGCGTAAACCTTCCCCTGGTGGTCGTATTGCATAATGACGTCACTCATTTCTGTTTCGTCGAAAGCGTGGCGGTCGACCTGTTCCTGGACTTCGTAACCTTCCTCCAGGTCTCTCCATAAAACGTAAGGCTGGTCGTATGTTGTCGCGAAACCCTCGACCATGTAACTCGGTTCTTCTGTTTCGCTGGCTTTGATTTCCAGTGATTTATACTCAATGCCCGCTTTTGCTCTCTCTTCTATGAATTTTTTAAAATCTTCCATGATTTCCTCCTATTCGTTTTCAGCCTGTTCTGGCGCTGTTTCGGGTTCCTTGGGTGTTTCTGCGAACTTGTCAGAAACGGCGTAATATTCGCCACGAATTATCGCGACGTCGCCTTCTCCGTTAGGTAACGGCGGATAGTTGAACAATTCTCTTATTTCGTCGATAGTTAATGCCCCACGGTCGCCTAACTGCTGGGCCATGTTGACCTTTTCGCTTACTGTCATATATTGCAAGCGTGAAGGGTTGACGTAACAATGGTTCCCGAAGGATCTCTCTTTATCCGTGTAAACAGCACGGCTCAGCCCCTCAGCTAAAGCGATACAGAACGGCTCGACTTCTGAATTGAAGAAGGCGTCCTGTTCCTCGTTGGTTGCTGTTGACTGGATGATTTTCTCCGATACTCCGAAATAGCCATAAACGTTGTTTTTAATCAGTTCGGACTGTTTCTCGTCAACGGTAAACGGTTCAATGTTGACCTGCTTTATGTCCTTGTAAGTGTTCGGGAATAGCAACAGTTCGCTTCGTTCGTTCTTGAGGTTGAACTCGGTGAAGCGGTCGCGTTCCGCTTTCAGGTCCTTGGTGCTCGTGAAGTTGTCAATTTGAGCAATAAAGCGGATC